TCTACATGGTGCTGGTGTACTTGATTTGACCGCCTCAATACCCATGATCTTCAACTTTGGTTCTTTGTACCTTACACCTTCACTATCCCAGACATTGAGGATGTAACGCTTTTTTGCTGTCCAGATTCCTTTATCAGCGATCACCTCACGTGACATGACCATCTTCTGATCATATGCGTTCATTTCCTTAGCAAGTACTTCGTAACTGTTATTGATAAAAGGTTCCAACTTCTCTTTTGCAATTGTATCCAAGAAATTGACGATCTTTTTAGTATCAGTTCCTTCCTTAAACACCTTATTAACCAACTCATCAAAAGTGATGTACACCGAATCTGTATCACTCGCAATAACGTAGTCAACTTTTGTGGTATTGAGTAGTTTGTTAAGATATACATTAAGGGCCTTTTCAATCCACCGTATAGATAGTTGACCGCTAGATGTAATTGCTGTAGCGACCAAAAGATCGAAATACCTAAACCAATTATTCCCAATAGCACCATACGCCGAGTTAAGAGATATCTTCTTCGCCATCTGGATGTTGTTGTATCTTGAGATATCCTTGAGAAGAGACTTGTCCTTCGTGTTTTCATATTCTTGTTCAGCCTGTAACATAAGTTTTTTATATTTAACTCTGTCATTGTACATGTTCTCCATCAGCTCAGGCAGAAACCCTCGCTTGTCCTTACGAAAGAAGGCACCGTTTGGTGTCATACAGTAAGGTGTTGTGTTCTTTGCTTTACCCTCTAGTATCTTATCAACCAAACCATCTACCTTTTTACAATTAGGTACTAGTGTCTCTGGTGATATGTTATATTGAATTATGAGGTGGGGGTAAAGTGAATTGAGGTCTAGAGACATAATCCAGTTGTGCATACCTACCTGTGGGTCTTTCACATATGCACCCTCGAACTGATCTGCCTTCTCATGATTTGTCTTCTGGGGTATAACTATATTCTTCTCTCTTAGGTGATTGTAAATCACAATATCCCAATACTTAACTGTTCCTAGAACATCAGTATAATTGACCTTACCATCATATGCCATCGTAAGACAGAGCTCGATCAGTTTCATCTTGTCTTCAAGTTGATCAACAATCTCAACGTCCTGTATATTGTATTCGATAAATGATTGGAAATCTTTTTGATACCACTCACTAAATGTGTCGAATGGATTACCGTCCTTACTCTCGCCCAGTTCTACCTTTGCAATGTGGTCTAGTCGATAGGATTCCTGTGCAGAATATGTGAACTTTTTATATAAATCCATATAGTCTAATGAAGCAACACCCTGTATGTTATACGTCTGATGATTGCGTCCCATCTTGTAAACTTCTCTCTCTTGAACACTTCCCCAAGGAGATAGACGTTTCAGTTCATCCTCACCAAACAGTTGGAGGATACGGTTGGCAATGTACGGCAAATCGAACAGGTCTGAATTCCAGCCGACCACGATGTCTGGGCAGTTTCTCTCCCAAAAGGCAAGAAACTCTTTAAACAGATGTACTTCACTCTCACACTCAACATAGGTAACGTCTTCACGATCTGTCTCAAATTTACCAATACCCCACACCACGATCTTTTTGTTCTGGTGATTCTTGATTGTGATCGATAACATTTCTTGTTCTGCCAATTTTGGGTCAGGAAATCCGTTTTCGCTACGGCATTCTATATCAATTGTTACAATCAGTATTTGATCGATGTCCCAGTTAACCACACCTTTGTAGGTGTCTGAAATGTAGGTATATGGATATTGCGTGTTACCAAAGACCAATTCTGGTTGACTCTTGTGAGACTCAATCCATTCCTTTGCAGCCTTAATGTTATGAAATTGTGTAGGTAGTACATGACTGCCATCAAGCGTCTTGTATCCTGTCTCTTGTTGTACAGGGGAAAACAGAGTAGGCGAATACTTCACCTTTGAATTCATGCGTTGACCATTCTTGACCTCACGCACCAATAGACTGTTTCCCCATTGCATTACATTTGTATAAAAATTCATATAAGTATACTACACCCTTTTTACAGTAAAGTCAATACCCAATCTCTTTTTATCGGACATTATTTTAGACGCATGGTGAGTGATACGTGGATCAAATACTATAAACGTACATGGTACGCATGGTATTGCTACATCTCCATGCTGGAATAGACCACCATCCTGAGAACCCCAATCGCTGTTGAGTACACCAAATATCTTTATATAATCAGTCTCATTGACATGATCTGTATGTGGATTGTCTAACCTATGGCGATCCTTGAGTCCGATACCACAGTATGACACATCAGGAACAAACAAGTCTTGCCGAATACCATACAGGTGTATCAGCAATCCCATCGCAAGACCAGCGAGAAGAGGTTGCTTAACCTCATTCTCTATGATATCCATCTTTAGATGTTTATCAGTACTATTATTAGGATATCTCATATGCCATGTATCAGCCTGCATTGCATGATGCTTGAGTGTATCAAGATAGAATGGAGTACATGCGTTCTCAATCACTTCCAACATCTTCGGACTCCTCTACTTCTTCTGATTGACCATACTTAAATTCTTTGGCAGCTGCTTCATCCAACTTCTTCATGATATCTTCAGTGAAATAAGTATTAGGATCACTCAGTATCGCTTTACCAAAATGTTTACTTCCATCAGGTAGTTCATAACGTGTTGATACCTTCTTGAATACACCATACTTCTCAGCAAGTTCTAGTAGACCATAGTAACGATCTAATCCCTTGTCATATGTGAGTCGTACATCAACCATCTTATTCTCTATAGTCAATCGTGACTTATGGTTCTTACAGTGAATGATATTACCAATAACCTCAGTACCATCCTTCTCTTTCTTCTTACTCAGATAGATAATAGATGATGCAGCATACTTGAGTCCAGAACCACCACCCATCTCCTTAGTGGAGAATAGACCCATACTCTCGTATGTGTGATTAGTGACAACCATAGGAACCTTTGCCCTACCAAGTTTAAGAGTTAACACCCTAAATGCAGCCTTGAGTACTTGGGCTCGTGTCATGTCACGTGTCTCTTTACCATCAGTTGTGTCCTCTATTTCTTTCGTAGTGGACAACATACCAAGTGAGTCAAGACACAGAAACAGAGGTTTACGTTCTGATTCATCCTGTGCAAGATAGGTGTCTAGTATCTGTAGTGTTTGATGACGAAACTCTTGAACTGTGGTGACAGGCACTACATATAGTCTTCCAGAATCAATACCACGATCCTCAACCATACTCTTAGTAATAGCACTTTCTGATTCAAAATATATCACGCCTGCATCTGGATTAGTGTCCAGAAAATTCTTGACTATACCCATCAGGAAGTATGTTTTACCAGTTGCGCTCTCGCCTGCAATAGCAGTAATTTTGTTTGATGGCATCCCACCATAAACAGAACCACTCAATAGTGCATTGAAGATGTATGAACCAGTGTCAATGAAACTATCCACATCTCCTGCCTCCACACCATCACTCGCAAGTGATGCGTATTCATTATCAATCTCTTTCATTATTTTATTTAGAAAATCAGTCATATTTACTCCTTCATATTTTCCGTGGGGGCATACTGGAAATGTCACCCTTCCAACAAAATCCTTCTGTGGCTCTATAGTTCCACATTATAATTGGTAATAGTTCTTTGCATGTACCCATAGACATTGCACCATATGTATTCTGTACATCTATCGTTACCGTTGAACCTAGTATTTGCATTGTTATAAGAATTACAATCATGACTTATCAACTTTTTGCAAATAATCATAACACTCATCATAAGAATTAACTCTAGTACCAAATTTCTTATTCTTTTCTTTTGCAGCTTTAAATTCATGAAACGTGTAGTAAGTGGCAAAAATGAATAGAATGTGACCGATAACCAATCCACCCCACCCATATGACATTGAGCTCACTGTTTCAAATGTCCACACGGTGAACACTGTTGACCACATCGTAGATAGTGTGATCAATAGGTTCATACGAACAGACTTTGGTACAGATCGAAGATCGTTACTTTTGTCATCAAACAGAATAGAACCAGCATCAAACATCTTCCAACTGACCTCACTCCACATAAATCTATAATCAATCATACCTTGAACCCACCAAAATTTGTATTATCAAATACTGGTTCACTAAACGCCTCTGGTACATCGCCGGATTGATTTGCATCCTGTAGTGTGTCCTGTTCACTTAACTTAACATCAAAGAGCCGCATCTTTGCACGATCAATACCAATCACAAATCTTTTATTTACAGTAGGATCATTATACCGATTCTTCAACTGTTTAACTGCGATCTGATTTAGAGCATCAAGCTCTTCGTTACTAATGAGCGCAAACATGAGGTCAGCCGTAGCAGGCAGACCAAAACTCTCACTCGTATCTTCAAGGCCAACGTCACTATTTGAAAATCCTGATCGAGTGGTCTGTGTTGCAGACATAATCGGGACGTTTGTCTCAACAGCGAGCCCCCTAAGTTCCTCTGCAATCGACTTAACCATAGTATATGAGTTGACATTAGTGACTCCCTTAATTCTAGATGACGTACATATATTCAGATAGTCGATGAATATGATATCTGGTTTGAAACTCTTCTTGATTGCAAGTTCCTTGATCAGTCCACGAAAATGATTAGAGTGAGCTGATGCAGTAGGATATTCTTTGACAATGAGTTGTCCAGTGGTATTCTTGATGATCTTATCTATCTTACGTTCAAACATCTGTTTAGGTAGATCATGCAAGTCTTCCATAGATACGTTCATCAGATTCGCATCGATACGTTCTGCAATGCGTTCCTCTGCCATCTCTAGTGTGATATAAAGTACATTCTTACCTTGATTCATACAGTTAGCAGCAACATGACACATGAACAGCGACTTACCGACACCTGTACCAGCAAGTGCAATGTTCAGAGTCTTAGGTGGTAGTCCACCCTTGGTTATCTTGTTAAAGAACTCCAGATCAAATGGTATCTTCTCTTCTACGGTATGGTAATATTCATATCGTTCTGCACTATCAAGTAAGTAATCGTGCCCCACCCTATTATCAAAACCCACAGCCAGAGCGGTGGTGAGAATAGATGGTATTGCATCTGCACCTCTATTTTTATCTTTTCCATCGATGATAGAAATACCTTCAACAATCGCATTATATACTGCCTTATCTTTACAGAATTTCTCTGTCGTTTCAATTAACCATTCTGCATTAACATCAGTGTCTACAGATAGTTCCTTCACGACTGTTAACACCCTCTTGATGTCATCCTCATTGAGATCACGCCGTGTGTCAATCTCAATCTCCAATGTGTCCTTTGTGGGGAGCGCATTGTATCTCTCTACGAACTTTTGTATCTCTTCAAAGACAGTGCGTTCTGTCCTATCACCAAAATACACACTCTTCATATGAGGCATCACTTTACGTGCGTAGTCCTCATTAGTGAGAAGTTGTCCAAGTGTAGTTCGTTCTATAGTTTGTGTCATATATTTTTGGCTCTTGTAGTTCCAGCAAATAGGTTATGTATACTTACATTTCCCTTTTCTATTTGATCGTCTATAATATCCACGAGAATATCACCAGCTAAATTGTTAAATTCTTCATTAAACCATTCTATTGGAAGACTATTATTATCTACTATATCATAGTGAAACTTTAATGGCAAGTTACTTTTACCTTTCATTTCATCTGGGTTGGGTATAGATACATTGCTGTACTTAAAAACTACACCTTGATACTCTCCACCTCGTATACCAATACATTGAGTTTCCTCTTTATTATTAGATACAAAGGTATATCTTTCTTTAATGTTATTTTCCATATAATAAATTCTCCTTATAAGTATCGTAAATATATTGTTTATTGTCTTTAATCATAGCATCAAAAGAATCTGCATCGTCTTGACTGCTGAATGGTTTATGTATGTCTTTCCACTCTAGAGTTGGATTAGTGACTTTTAAGTTCATACAAGCCATACTATTTTGTGCAGATTTTGACCATGTAAAATATGGCCGGTGATCTACAAATCTTTTTAGAACATCTTCTGCATATAGGTTGGCCTCTTTATTAGTCCAATGTTCATTTACCCAACCGCCATCAGGTGTTTCTTTGTATCCATACTTCTCTTTGTTTAAATCAAATTCACTAAAAAATGTCTTAGAGGTATGGCCTGATTTAATAATATAGTCTGGTGTTAATGCAAGTCTATTGCATGATATGGTATCAAGGGCAGTTTCTCCCTCGATCAATAACTTAGTCCATTCATCAGCGGTTTCTCTTGTCTCATGTGGTAGTCCTATTATAAAACTGCCATGTAGAGTCGAGTCTACACCCCATGCATCCTTTGCACGTTGTAATGTATCAAGTATCTTACCTCTTCCTAATCCTTTACCTATTGCCTTTGCAGATGGATCGTATAGACTTTCTATACCAAAGAAACATGCTTTGAGTCCCATTTGAGCTAGTAGTTCTATCTGTTCTGGAAATTTTTGTAACAGTTCTACACGAATGTACGCCCAGAAGTTCATATCTACCCCTGTTCTCTCTACGGCACGTAAGAGTCTCTCTACCTTATCTGTTGTCTCATTGAAGGTATCATCTGTCAACATATAACTCGCAGTAGAAAAATTCTCATAGTTATACATGAGCTCACTATAGATGCTCTCTTCACTCCGAATATAATCCTCACTAGGTTTTCTTCCTATAAGCGGATATGTGCAGAACTTACACTTGAACCTACATCCTCTGGATATTGCAAGGGGAAAGACCTCATGTTGTAATATATTATCCTCTTTATCAAAAACATTCTTCTGGTTATGAAAGTCAAATATAGGGGAGGCAACGTCTTCTATGATAGGGGGGTTCTCTATACCTTGTTCCACATTACGCACAAAAGTCAATATACTGTCCTCACCCAAACCACGAATCCAACAATCCAACTCTTCCTCAAATTCTTCATAGAAGGTATATGTCTGGAGGCCTTGGCCACCAAGAACAAGTTTAACATGGGGATGCATCAGGTGTACACGACCTATCAATTCTTTCATGTAGACTAAACAATCTTCTTTTTTCAGGCCCTTCTTTAAGTTTTTTGGAGAACTATAAAACGGTTCTCCAAAATACCTACTGAATGTACTACTAAAACCTACAAATATAGTTTCAGGCCCTATCATGGATTCTACTAGACTTATTAACTCTTTACCATGATTTTCCCATAACCATGATTGATGGTCTATAACCTTAACAGTATATCCATGATCCCTCAAGTGTGCCGCTATACTATATGCGCCATGTGTTCTGATAGGTATGAAGTAATCTGATATATCAGTAAATATTATTACGTTATACTTCATCACACCATCACCAAATGTGTTCTATCTGGGCCCGCATTGACAAATGTATGTGGTTGTGTAGTGTCCACCTCATACAGATAACCATCTGCTGGTATATGAAAAAACTCTTTATGTTCTGGCCAAAAAAAGTATGCGTTGGGATGTGTGTCTATTGCAAGGTGGAGCCGGGGGGTCTTGTCTTGATGCACACTATATGTGCTATGCATTACCATAGTCAAGAACCTTGCACGAAAATGTCCTTCAATAATATCTTTAAAGATTGTATCCTTGAATACAGGATTTAACTGTGAATACCCTTGTTCCTCACGATCAGGAAAGCGACTCA